CGTTATGTAAGTCTAGTAAAAGGTAGCAGTGAACTACAAGCATACTACTTGATGGCAGGCAACCAACGTGTAAACTGTACATACTTTGAACTAGCAAAGCATCCTAAACTTGTGTGGCAACTACTATGCACAGTAAGTCCTGGTATGGGAACACAGTTCCATCAGTGGGTTGGTCATAAGAAAAAAGACAAGAACAATAGTAGCAAGCGTCGTAAAGAAGTAGAACGTTTGCACCCACTTGCAAAAAGTGATGAACTAGACATGCTTGCAAACATGTACACAGATAAAGATCTTAAAGCAATAGCAAAGTTATATGGCGAATGAACATAAATTGCAATATCATAATTGCTAGTTTTCCACGTGGTAGTGGAGGTAAATGTGTCATTAATTGCCTAGGTTTAAGCAACAGTGCAACTATTATGCATCATGAACTAGCATATGGTAGCATAAAACAAAAAAGCAATTACTTCACACAACAGTTTGCACTAACATTAAAAAAAGGTAAATGGGATGATCTAGGACTTAAAACTACTAAATTTGTAGGTCATAGTTTAGATAATATTGATACATTTACGCCATCAGAATTAGAAAGATATTACTGGGATCTTTATTTTTGTGACGAGTTTAAAACAATTGTTAATGGAACCAAGGATGTATTTGTAATAGCACATTCTATTCCGGCTACTAAAGTTTTGCAAAATTCCTATATAGATTCTCGTACAATAAGATTAGTAAACACAACCGACGTAGTATACAAAAGATCCCAATATAAAGATGTTGTACCAAGATATGTGCATATCGAGCTATCAGAAATTTCAGAACAAGAATTGAACAACTTTATATCCTGGGATTGTAAGTGGTTTGAAAATGAAAACATTTTTTTAAAGAACATTGAAATGTTATACGATGAACTAGGCTACCAAGATTTCAATACTGCACTTCCTTATATTAAGAAATATTATAAACACTGGACACGGATTTTAAGCGCATTAAAATGACAGACTTTACAAGCGTCATAAAAGATGCTATAATTAACTATAGTATGGAAATCAAAGACTACACATGTCAATACTGTGGCAAAAGCTATCGCAAGGAAAGTACTCTTGTAGCGCATTTGTGCGAGCCAAAACGCAGAGCACAACAAGAGAATGAATCAGGTGTCAAACTAGGCATGACTGCTTACTTGCGTTTCTATGAACTTACACAGGGCAGTGCAAAGTTTAAAACATACAAAGACTTTAGTGAGAGCGCATACTACAATGCATTTGTAAAGTTTGGCAGACACATGGTGAATATTCGTGCTATTAATACTGCAAAGTTTATTGACTGGGTGATCAAGAGCAATAAGAAACTAGACTACTGGTGCAAGGATGCAGTGTATCAGGAATATTTAATGGAACACTTGCGCAAAGAAGCAACGCAGGATGCACTAGAGCGTAGCATAAAGACCATGGAAACATGGGCAGAAGAAAAAGATAGTGTGTTCAATCATTACTTTAACTATGTAAATGGCAATGTGCTAGTGCGTGATATAACCACAGGACGTATCAGTGCATGGATTGTGTTTAACTGTGATAGTGGACAAGCGGCACTGGACAAACTAAGCACAGAACAAATAGAAATGATCTTCCCATATATTGATCCAGACTACTGGAAACGTAAGTTTGTAGACTACTTTGCAGACACAGAATGGGTAAAACATATACTAAAGGAAGCAGGACTATAATGTTTGATATGCCAGATGTAGACATTGACTTTGCTGATCGCACACAGTTAACAAAACATGTTAAAGGTGTTGGTGCTAGACTTGAAAACGGAAACAAGCATAACACAGGTGTATACTTTAACAGTATTCCGCAAGCACATGATGGACTAGCAACACTGGATCACAAACGTGCAGAAGAACTGGGCTACTTTAAATTAGACTTGCTGAATGTAGGAGTATACAGTCATGTTAGAGACGAACTGCATCTAGTAGAACTTATGCGTGAGCCGAACTGGAGTAAACTACACGACAGAGACTTCTTTGAGCAACTAATACATGTAGGTAAACACTTTGAAACAATGGCAAGAATGCCTGAGGACATCACAAGTATACCTCGTATGGCGATGTTCCTTGCAGTCATACGCCCTGCTAAACGTCATCTAATAGGGCAAACATGGGCAGAGATAGCAAACACAGTATGGGATAAAGCAGGACTAGACAGTTACAGTTTTAAGAAAAGTCACAGTGTAGCCTATGCACAACTAGTAGCAGTACACATGAATATATTAGAGGAAAGCAAATGAGTAACGATACAAAACGCATGCAAGATATACAAAATCAATTAGTAGCACACATTCAAACACAGTTAACCACAGACGAGGACTTTATGTATGTGGCTACTATGCTTCTAAAGCACAGCCTAGTATTGTATAAAACATTTTTAGAAGATGATCAGATCAAACAAATGCTTACACATGTAGCAGAAACAGTTTCAGATGATTTAGATATTAAAGATTATACTATGTCAAATAATAGCGGCGGCACTACACGCCACTAGAGCATAGTATGTTAGCACATGCAAGCACTGGTCTAATACATTTGTCCACCACCATAGTTCACTTTGTGGTTTGCAATTGATTAGCCTATTTAAGTGATGCTTGCCCCAGTCAATGTGCCAGTGTATTACATAGTCAAGCAAGCCTAGCACTACTGCAATCTCTGGTGCAAACCAGAGTGCAATAAACATTGTTGCTAATCCATGATGAAAATAATGTGTGTGTCCAGCACCTAACCATTGTTGCTTGTTGCTTGGACCTATATACTGTTGTACGCCTAGATCAACAATAAAGTGTTTAATCATAAGCACTAAAAAAAATTCTATCATTTTACTTTTTTTACCAATTGAATATTGCGTCTTTTACTACGTTTTTTTGCTAGTTCAGCAATGCTTACACTTGGTCCTCGAACAACTTCTGTGTCTCTAATGTTAAATGTAATTAATATACTTGCAAACTGTGCAAAGTCTTGTTTAAGGAATAAGTTAATAGGAATTGTTCTATTTGATTCCCACCACCACACATCACCTAGTTCTAAAAAAATTGATTTAAGCTCGTCGGGAATCTTACTGTAGTCATACATGCTTAGTACAGTGTCGTCTTGATTCTGTACTATTCCTACATACTCTGCACCACCATATGTGACCAAACTTAAAAAAGGATATTTTTCAAATATTTCTTCTGCTAGTGGCGGCATTCAACTCTTTCGATAAATACAGTATGACTGTTACTACTGGATATTTATATGCACAAAAACACACCGCAGTTATTACTGATACTGGAGTAAGCAACCTCATGAGTATGTTTTATACACCAAATGTAAAAGTATATAGAGGTATTGACAACTATATACGAATTGAATTTAAAAACCGTGATCAAAAGCGAGTAAACATGTCTGGCAAGACTGCAAATATTGTTGTGCTAGACAAAGAAAATAACGTTGCTTATTTTGAACGTGCGCTTACAGTGGTCAACGAAGCCAAAGGTATTATGGAAGCAAGCATTACACAAGGTGACTTGCTTAACCTAGATGCAAAGTTTTATAATTATGCACTTAAAGTAACAGACGGTGAAGATCGTACTGCACCAGCATATGCAGACGACAATTATAGTGCAAACGGTGTCCTAGAAGTAGCAGATGGTGTTTATCCTACATTCCTAGCAAGCACAACAGAAGCATTTGCTAGTGGTGACACTGGCAGCACCATCAGTATTAAACCATATGTAAATCGCAACACAGCACAGCACACTGCACAAGTTTATTTTAGCAGTGCGTTCACAGGCACCCTGGAGATACAGGGCTCAATTAATCCAAGTAATAGTATTCAAAATGCTGATTTTACAACTATAGCAACAGAAACATACACTGCACAAACTGACAATGCCTACGTTAACTTTACTGGCGTATACAGTGCAGTGCGTTTTAAGCGTACAACTACTAGTGGAACATTGAGTCAAGTATTATATAGACCTTGAAGTTAGTTGGATTTGGTTGTAGTTTCACCTACGGCAGTGAGCTAATAGATCCAGAATTAGAAGATGTGTATCATAATGACACAGAAAGTTATACCTGGGATCGGCACCACGCAAACACTCGTTACAGAGAAAGCAATGTTTGGCTAGGACAACTTGCAAAAAGCCTGGACGCTACCTGGGATAATCGTGCAGAGCCTGCCAATAGCAACTTTGCAATAGCACAGCAAGTAGCAGACTATTTTATCAAAATTAGAAATCCCAATGAAAAAATTGTTGTTTGTGTAGCATGGACAGAACGAACTCGTATGAGCTGGTATGGTATAGAAGATAAATGGACTCATAATGGTTTTGCAGGAGATAAGCATGGATGGCCAAGAAGTGCTCGTGAATGGGTTATGAATTCTAGTAGTAATAGTCACGATATGTTCACTTGCAATGCTAAACTATTGGTTAATAGTATATGCAAAGCGCATGAAGTGCCCATACTACAGTTCAATGCATTAGGCGCACATCAAACTACCCAATATCCCAACTATTTTATAGACGGGGCTAGTATGGGCAGTATTCTTAAACGTGCAGCGCAAGATGATAGTCGTTTAGATTTGTTTGCTAGTGGTGGACATCCCAACGAAGCAGGACATGAATATTTTACAATTAGGTTGCATGATTTTGCAAAAGAACATATAATGTAACTGTTATGAATAGTATACAACAAGCAGTTATAGATAGTTTGCCCGGCAAGCAAAAGCGTACTACCAATGGGTGGATTTCCTTTAATGCTGTGTGCTGCCATCACAATGGCGAAAGCATGGACAAGCGTAGCAGAGGCGGTGTTATTGCTAATGGTGAAGCAATAAGTTATCACTGCTTTAATTGCAATTTTAAAACAGGATGGCAACCAGGCAGACACATCAGTTTTAAAATGCGCAAACTACTAACGTGGCTAAACGTAGATGAAAATACTCGTAATATGCTTAACATTGAAGCACTGCGTATTAAAGACACAGTAGTAGTTGACAGTGTTGAAGAAGAAAAGTTTGAAATAAAATTTAAGCCCAGACCTTTGCCTGATAACACAGTGGTATTAGCAGATGCTCCGCAGCATATACAAGACTATGTAGCACAACGTGGATTAGACAGCACACGTTTACTATACAGTGATACTAAGCCTGCAGGTATGTGGAAGCGTTTTATTATTCCTTGCACATATAAAAAGAAACTAATTGGGTACACTGCAAGAACAACAGATGAAAACAGCAAGCCAAAGTATCACAATAGTTATGACACAGGCTATGTATATGGCATGGACGATCAATTGCCTAATGCAAAGTTTGTGATTGTAACAGAAGGTATATTAGATGCAATGTGCATTGGCGGCGTTGGCATACTAAGTAACAACGCCAGTGAAACACAAGCAGAAATTATTGACACGCTTGCTAGAGAAGTTATACTAGTACCAGACAGAGACAGCGCAGGACAACGTCTTATTGACGATGCACTGGAGTATGGATGGAGTGTTAGTTTTCCTGAATGGGAAAATGATGTAAAAGACATTAACGATGCTGTAATACGTTATGGTAAACTGTTTACACTAAAGAGTATCATTGATGCAAAGCAGACAATGAGTTTAAAAATTAATCTAATGAGGAAACGCCTTGGCTAAAGAATATACAGCAGACTTACAAAAGTTATTTTTAGAAATGATGTTACATGATGCACAGAACTTTGTGCGTGTGCAGAACATCTATAATGTAGATAACTTTGATCGCAGTTTACATGATACCGCAGTGTTTGTAAAAGAACACAGTGATGAACATGGCGCATTGCCTACTGCACAACAAGTACAAGCAGTAACAGGTGTAGAACTAAAGCCTGTGCCTGATATTAATGAAAGCCATAACGACTGGTTCCTTGTAGAGTTTGAAGGATTCACCAAGCGACAGGAACTAGAAAGAGCCATTCTCAAGAGTGCAGACCTGCTTGAGAAAGGCGAATACGAACCAGTTGAAAAGATCATCAAAGACGCAGTGCAGATAAGTCTTACAAAAGACATGGGTACAGATTATTTTGAAGATCCTAGAGCAAGACTTTTGGCTCTTAAAGACAATAACGGACAGATCAGCACAGGCTGGCCCGCTATGGATCGTAAACTGTTTGGTGGCATGAACAAGGGAGAACTTAATATTTTTGCAGGTGGATCAGGATCAGGCAAGAGTTTGTTCATGCAGAACCTAGCAGTTAACTGGGTAACACAAGGACTAAATGGTGTGTATTTGACACTGGAACTTAGCGAAGGTCTAAGTGCTATGCGTATTGATAGCATGCTTACAAATGTAAGTACCAAAGAGGTATTCAAAGACTTGGATACTGTTGAGATGAAAGTTAAGATGACAGGCAAGAAAGCAGGTAACTTGCAAATCAAATACATGCCTGCCCAGAGTAACGTTAATGATATTCGTGCATACTTGAAAGAACTACAGATCAAGAACAACTGGCAAGTAGACTTCTTGCTGATTGATTACTTGGATTTGCTTATGCCAGTAAGTGCTAAAGTAAGCCCAAGTGATCTATTTGTTAAAGACAAGTACGTTAGTGAGGAACTACGCAACTTGGCTAAGGAACTAGACTGTGTGTTTGTAACAGCCTCGCAGTTAAACAGAGGTGCAGTTGATGAAATAGAGTTTGATCATTCGCACATCAGTGGCGGACTTAGTAAGATCAACACAGCGGATAATGTGTTTGGTATCTTTACAAGTCGTGCAATGCGCGAGCGTGGACGCTATCAGATACAGTTGATGAAAACTAGAAGTAGTAGCGGCGTTGGTCAAAAGATTGACTTAGAGTTTGATATTGAAAGTTTACGCATCCGAGACTTGGGTGAGGATGAAGAATATCAACAGTTTAAGAAACAGAGTAGTAGTATCTATGATCAACTTAAAAACAAAGACAGTGGCGGTGTAGTTGATGCAGGTGATGAGCCTGCAGGTAAGATTACTGCAAGTGTGCAAAGCAGTAAACTAAAGAACATGCTTGCTGGACTTAAAACTAGTGACTAAGGTACTGATCTAGTCTGTACCCTTTTGCATCCCAGCAATCAATATAACGACTGCCATTACTCATGCGTACCTTGCCGCTGCCTGCAACTACATCTGTGTCTTTGTATCCAAAAGGCTTTTTAATAGTAACATCTACATACTCGCCATTGTTAACACCAAGTGTTACAAACGTAACATAACGTCCACCTTCGCCTCTGAACACACGCCCATTAGCAACCAGTCCTGCAAAGTTTACTCTGTCACCCCAAGTCTCTTGTACAAACATATTAGGCATAAACTCTGGTTGTGTCCAATATCCATGACGTTTGTACTGTTGCTGTGGACTTTCTGTAATGCCGTTTGGGTATCCTAGTTCACGCAAATCCCAGCCAGCGTTCTTTGCTTCTGTTTTGTGTACCCAGCGTTTGTAACTGCCTTGGCAGTGTTTAAGTGCTGCCCGCCAAAACTCCTTAGGGTTGTGTGCTTTTTGATATGCAAGTGCCCATATAAGTCTGCCGAGATTTACAGCATGCGCCCTGCATAATCCAAAGTTGCCCAAGCCATATAGTTCTTGTATGATCTGTTCTTTGTTTTCACTCTCGCCCATGCGTTCCATGAACTGCATAACTTTTTGTTCGTCACGTTTTGCAAACGCACGACGATACATGTCTGCTTCATACATGTCGCAGTCGATAAGTTTTGCTATTTTACGAATAGCATCATCTTCATATACAATAGTATCTTCTAAACGTTGTTCAGTCCAGTCTTGAAAGAACGCTGCTTTTTGTCTGCCTGTAGTAGCAACAGGTCTAATAAGTGCAGTAGCAAATACACAGTCTGATTTACTCTG